ATACAAAAGTATGATATAATGTGTGCACTTAATACAAACCGATGGAGGAAATAATATGTATGAGTATGTAAAAGGTAAGGCAATGTGGGCTAATATCACATCGCCAAACACGAGGTTTCAACCTCACAAGTATGGGCTAACTGTTCTTACAGACCCTGATACTGCATCTAAACTTGAAGGCATAGGTCTTAATCAAGTTAGAGACAGAGCAGGACAGCCTAAGTATGATGAACCTGCATTTACTTTTAGCAAGAGAGCTACAAGAAATGATGGCACTGCAAATGCTGCACCTAAACTTGTTGACACCGATGGTGCTGACATGGATGTTAGCGTAGGTAATGGTTCAGAAGTTGTTGTCAAGATCAAACCTTACAAGAATGATTATGGTCAGTTCGCTGAACTCATGGCTGTAAAGGTTGAGAACTTGGTAGAATATGTTGAAGGTGATTCAGATAATGAGGAGTTCTAAATGATTATTACTATAAATAATGATGATGGTAACACCTCGTTTGATGTAAACAACATCAGCGATGATACTGTAAAGCAAGAAGCTACTGTTATCGTACAGAAAGTTGGTAACTTACAAGTTATTATAGAAGCTTTAGACTTTGCAAGTCGTACACATCGAGCAAACCTAGAAGAGTTACTCAAAGATAGAGACGAAGCAATCGTTGAAACAGAACCTGCTCGTAATGAGAAAGGTCAGTTCGTTGGCGATGACCCAGAAACTATCGAGGATGAATCTAAAGTAATCAAAGATACATAGTCTGTGAGGAGGGCTAACATGAATGATACAACTTGGGATAAGTTGAAACAACCCTGTCCACTTTGCAATAGCAGTGATGCTGTAGGAGTCAATCAAGATGGCTCTGCAAAGTGTTTCAGTTGTGGAGAATTTATGCCGAACTACGAACAAGCATGTAACGGAAAAACTATGACACAAACACAAACAACTCAACCAAAACAACCTGATAATGTAACTGAGGGTAGCTTCATTGCATTGACGGACAGAAAAATATCTCAAGCAACTGCACAGAAGTTTGGGGTTAAAGCTGTTCAAGACTTAAAGGGTCAGGTCATTAAACATTTCTATCCATATTATAATGGACATGAATTGTCAGCTACCAAGTGCAGAAATTCTGTTACTAAAGATTTCTTTGTACAAGGTAGTTACAATGACACCGGATTGTTTGGTCAACAGTTGTTTAAGGGTGGCAAGTATGTCACCATAACCGAAGGGGAGTGTGATGCTATGGCAGCCTATGAACTACTTGGTAGTAAGTGGGCAGTCGTATCCATTAAGCGTGGAGCACAAGGTGCAGTACGAGATATCAAAGAGAGCTTGGAGTTCTTTGATAACTTTGAAAACGTGATCGTTGCTTTTGATAATGATAAAGCAGGAAAGGATGCATCTGTAAAGGTTGCAAGACTTTTCAAGCCGGGTAAGGCTAGGATACTCACACTTCCCAATGGGTTCAAAGACCCTAACGATATGCTTAAGTCTAACAGACATAAGGACTTCGTTGAATCTTGGTGGTCTGCTAAAGTCTACACACCATCCGGTGTTATCAATGTTACAGAGCAACGTGAGAAGTTTCACAATCGTGAGAAGAAACAAAGCATACCTTATCCTTATGAAGGACTCAATAAAAAGCTGTATGGCTTGAGACAAGGTGAGCTTGTAACTCTTACAGGTGGGACAGGACTTGGTAAGTCTAGTGTAACCAGAGAGATAGAACATTGGCTTGTGAAACAAACACAGGACAACGTAGGTATCATAGCATTAGAAGAAGATTGGAGACGTACCATTGATGGTATACTTTCTATTGAAGCTAACGCTAGGTTATACATTGACCAAGAACGTGAGAAGTTTTCTAAAGAAGAACTTGATAAGATGTTTGACATCTTGTACGATGGTGAGAACAAAAACAGAGTATGGGTTCACTCACACTTTGGCACTAACGACATTGATGATATCTTTACCAAGCTTCGTTTTATGATTATTGGTTGCGACTGTAAGTGGGTAGTAGTAGATCACTTGCACATGTTGGTGAGTGCAGTACATGAAGGTGATGAGAGACGAGCCATTGATACTATTATGACTAGACTTAGAAGTTTAGTTGAAGAGACTGGTGCAGGGATTATACTTGTATCACATCTTAGACGTGTCGATGGAAACAAAGGACATGAGAATGGAATTGAAGTAAGTCTCTCTCATCTACGTGGCTCAAATAGTATTGGTCAACTATCAGATTGTGTGATTGCATTGGAACGTAATCAACAATCAGATGACCCAGATGAAGCTAGGACTACAAGACTACGTGTACTTAAATCAAGATACACAGGTGATGTAGGTATGGCAGCTAGAGTTATCTATGATGCAGAAACGGGTAGACTATCTGAATTAACTAACGAAGATATTGAGTTTGATAACTCTGGTGACGAGGGATTTTAAATGACTAAAATAGTATTGGAGGATGGTGAACAAGAAATCGTGGACTACTTGAGTAAGGGTAGATATGATAGAGCAAGAAGTCGCAATGCTGAAACTTTACCTCTTAATAATACCAATGATAAATACTTTTCTGACAAAACAGGATTATTTGCAGAGTTAGCACTGGCTAAACTAACAAACGTATATCCTAGTCAAGTTTTTTCTCCGGTATGTAACACTAAGGATAGTGGTAGTGATGTTGGAGATATACAGTATAAAGGTTGGAGTATAGATGTAAAGTCAACCATTCATAATAATGGTGTGCTTTGGATTAACAAGATTAATAATAATATTGATTTGTATGCATTCTTTGTGGTAACAGAAAATGAGGACAATGTAACTTGTGAACTCAAAGGTGTTATAACAGGTAAGAATCTTCATGCTAAACCTAAAAGACCAAGGCAACCACAGTTTAAGTATCCCTGTATCTATGCAGAGCAAGACGAATTAATATCATGGGAGGAATTTAAAAAAGAATGGACTTAGTATTTGATATAGAAACGGATGATGTCAAGGCGACCAAGGTACATTGCATAGTTGCACAGAATCCTGACTCAGGTGAGATATTTAAGTTTCCACCTAACAAGTTAGAAGAAGGGTATCAGTTTCTTACTACAGCAGAAAGACTGATTGGTCATAACATTATTGGATTTGATATTCCAGTTGTCGAAAAGTTTGGAGGAGTTAATCTTAGTGATAAAGATGTCATTGATACTTTGGTTTTATCCAGACTGTTTAATCCAACACGTGATGGTGGTCACAGCCTTGAGACTTGGGGGTACAAGTTAGGCTATCCTAAGATTGAGTTTGAAGATTATCTTAATTACTCTACTGATATGTTAAACTATTGTGTACGGGATGTACAGTTAAACACTAGAGTATTACAAGAACTTCGCAAAGAGTCTAAAGGTTTTAAACCAGAATGCATTGAGATTGAACAAGGTGTTGCTAAGATTATGAAACAGCAGGAGCAAGATGGTTTTGCTTTTGATATGCAATCAGCACTTAGTTTGTTAGCAGAGCTAAGAGAAAAGAAACAACTGATCGAGTCAGAGGTACACGAAACTTTTAAACCTAAATGGGTAGACACCAAAGAGGTCACACCTTACATCAAGAAAGATGGTAATTTATCTAAGCGTGGACTTACTGATGAAGAATATCAACGTTGTTTAGATACCAACAACTTCAATCCTTTTATGAGACAGACTTTACAAGAGTTTAATCTTGGTTCTCGTAAACAGATTGGAGAATATCTTATTGACTTTGGTTGGAAGCCAGATAGATTTACACCTACTGGTCAACCTATTGTAGATGAGAAAACATTATCTAAGATAACGCATATCCATGAAGCAAAACTTATAGCAGATTTTTTACTACTGCAAAAGCGTATAGCTCAAATTGATTCGTGGGTAGAAGCTGTCAAGGATGATGGTAGAATACATGGATTTGTTATTCCTAATGGTACTATTACCGGAAGAATGACACATAGAAACCCTAACGTTGCACAAGTTCCCTCTACTCACAGTCCTTATGGTAAAGAATGTCGAGCCTGTTGGACTGTACCAGAAGGACACAGCCTTGTAGGTGTAGATGCAAGTGGACTAGAGCTACGTATGTTAGCACATTACATGGATGATAAGGAGTATATAAATGAAATTATTAATGGAGACATTCACACGACTAACCAAAACTTTGCTGGACTTAAATCAAGAGATCAGGCTAAAACTTTCATCTACGCACTCGTTTACGGAGCAGGAGATGAAAAGATTGGAAGCATCATTAAAGGAAGCAGAGCAGACGGTAAGAAGTTGCGAGAACGCTTTCTTAGTAGTCTCCCAACATACAAGTCTCTTAAGGAACGAGTTGACAGAGCAGCTTCAAAAAATTACCTCAAAGGATTAGACGGTAGGAAGTTGTATATAAGAAACAAACACTCAGCTTTGAATACTTTACTTCAAGGTGGTGGTGCTATTCTTATGAAGAAAGCTTTATGTATTTTATCTGGTAGACTTAATCTTAGTGGTACACCACATAAGTTTGTAGCTAACATTCACGATGAATGGCAGATAGAAGTATCATCTTGTAGAGCAAACAAGGTAGGACAGATGGCTGTTGAATCTATCATAGAAGCCGGTAAACATTTTAACCTTCGTTGTCCTATGGATGGCGAATACAAGATAGGAGACAATTGGAGTGACACACACTAATCATACACAAGATAATCGAAAAGGAGATATGGCTGAGTTTTATGCAGTCACTTGGCTTTGGGATAATGGTTATGAAGTATTTAAAAACTGTGGCTGTACTGGTCCAGTTGATTTGATTGCTACAAAAGATGGAGAGACAACTCTGATAGATGTCAAAACCAAATCAGGCAGGTCAGGTAGGACTAGAAGCGATGAGCAACTTGACTTAAATGTACAAATATTAAACTACAATCCAGACACTCGTAAACTAAATTTTGTAAAACATAAAAAATAATATGGCTAAATCTAAAAAGACTCTTGACACATTAGTAGAAGATATATATAATAAGATAGGTGTACTTGCCGATGGTGAGCACATTGATCTAGACCCAGAGACTATCGACCAGTTTGGTGAGTCTATGAAAGAGATACTTTACAAGTGGTCTCACCCTGAACCAAGAGGTGATGCAACCTTACGTATGTCTAACATAGGTAGGAAGTCACGACAGTTATGGTTTGATATGAAGTCAGAAGGTACTCCGGAAAGGATGCCACCTTCTTTATTCATTAAGTTTTTATATGGACATTTACTTGAAGAGATAGTTATATTTCTTATCAAGCTATCTGGACATACAGTTACTGATGAACAGAAAGAGATCAAGGTATCTGGAATCAAAGGACACATGGATTGTGTTATCGATGGAGAGGTTGTTGATATTAAGACAGCTTCTGGGTTTGCTTTCAAAAAATTTAAGGATGGTACTCTAGCAGAGAACGATATGTTTGGTTATATGGCTCAACTTGCAGGTTATGAACAAGCACAGGGTACAGACAAGGGTGGATTCCTTGCTCTTAATAAAGAGTCTGGTGAGTTAGCTTTGTACAGACCTGATAACTTTGACAAGCCTAACATCAAGAAAAAGATTACAGATATAAAGAAAGCTGTTAAGTTAGCTACACCACCTGATCTATGTTACAGCCCTGTTCCAGATGGTAAGTCTGGTAACATGCAGTTACCTAGAGAGTGTGTGTATTGCAGACACAAGTTTGAATGTCATAAAGATTCTAATGAAGGTAAAGGTTTAAGAGTATTTAAATATTCTAATGGATTAAAATACTTAACTCAAACACCCAAGCCACCTAAAGTTATAGAGGTAACACAGATATGAGTGGAAGAAAATCAAAACAATTAAGACGTAGAGCAGAAGACTTACTTATTGAGTGGTTAAGAACAATGATTCCCGATGGAGAAGATACATCTAAGATACATAGAAATAATCTTAATGAGTTTTTACCAGAACAAACACACATCTTTGCTAACAATAGATTTCTTCTTAGTGCATATAGTTTAAGATGGTTTTACAAACAGGTTAAACGGAATCCACAGCTAACGCTTGGAGACCTTAATGCCTAGAAGAGTACCTAGAAAACCTAGACCTAAAAAGATTAACGTACCTAAAGGGTATGACAGTCGATGGGAGTATGACATTCATTTAGGCATACTTCAAGACTGGAAACACCATTGGGATGTCATACAATATGTTGTTGAACATAAATACGAAGCTGACTTTGTTAGAGAGATAGACGGTAAAACAATTTTATTAGAAGCTAAAGGTAGGTTTTGGGATCATGCTGAGTACAGTAAATATATTCATATTAGAAAAGCACTACCAAAAAATACTGAGTTAATATTTTTATTTCAAAAACCTTTCTCTCCTATGCCGGGAGCAAAGGTAAGGAAAGATGGGACAAAAAGAACACATGCTGAATGGGCTGAAACAAATAACTTTACATGGTATAGCGAAGAGACTTTACCGAAGGAATGGAAAAATGAGAAAGAGTAATTATAAATTTAATGAAGACAAACTATTACAAGAGCTTAAAGGATACATTGATGCTACATACAGTCAGCATTATGCATCCGATAAATATCAGGCTACCGATGTTATTATTGATTCGGGACATGGTGAGGGCTTTAGTCTTGGTAATATTATGAAGTACGCTAAACGCTATGGAAATAAAGATGGAAAGAACAGAAAAGACTTGCTAAAAATCTTACATTATGGTATAATAATGCTTAACATTCACGACACAGAGAACTCATAATGGTAGATGATAAAGTAGGTATCAAGGAATATCTTGGTATAAAAATAAATTATAGTAACGAAAAAAATTTAGATAAGTTCAGCCTTGACACACTTAAGGATAGATACTTATGGGAGAATGAAACACATGCACAAGAAGCATTTGCCAGAGCATCAGTCTTCGCAGCCACCTACAAAGGGAACACAGATTTTGAATTGGCTCAAAGACTTTATCACTACAGTTCCTCTTGTTGGTTCATGTTTAGCACTCCTATACTTAGTAACGGGGGAACAAGTCGTGGTCTTCCTATTAGCTGTTTCCTCAATTATGTACCTGAT